CAGCACAACCTTAGTAGGTTGGTTATGGAAAGTATCCGGGGGAAATTTTTATAGCATCACTCTCGCTCCGAATGCTCAAGTTTATCAAGCTCGCAATCTGTATATAACAGGTTCGTTTGTCCTTGAAAGCGGGGCAACTTGGGTTGCTGGTGGCTATTCACCTGCAATCAAAAATAATGCTTCACTTACGCTTGGGGCCAATAGCTCTATTACAACAACTACTGGGCGACTTGAGTTGCACCCCGAAGGTACAGGTGTTCACACAGGAAATGCGACAGCGAGTATAGGGAATTTTACAACTAAAAATCAAAATGTTGGAACACTGACGACTATTCCCATTGCGACCTATACTGGCACCTTTGACCTTGGTCAAAACGCAGCAAGTTTCGGTACGACATGGAGGTTTGAGGGCAATACGGTCATTGAGGGCGATGTGTCCACTAGCATGGGCAAAGCTACGAACGAGACAATTGACACTGCCACTAATAATGTGAGCCTGACGCTGAAAGGCGATGTAGACATCACGCCTTCGCAGGGAACTATCACTTGGTCGGCAGGTAACGGCACAATCATCTTTGACAACTCTGGTTCGCAGTCCGTCAACTTTAATGGTCAAACGGTCGAGGCCATTGTTGTTTCTGATGCGTCCACTGGAGCAATCACGCTTGGCGACAATTTCACAACGCCCTACGTCCATGACTGTGATAGCTTAATTGACCTTAACGGATTTACGATCACAGAGACTGGCACTGATCCCAGTCCATGCTCTAGTAATGTCTACTTCTCTCCTGCTGCATTTGCGAGGCTTGGCTAAATGGGTTTTACAAATCCCTATCCTGCAAGCCGGTTGACGGTGGACAGCACGAACTCGCTTGTGAGTGGTATGCAGGCATGGTTTCCTTTGACTGAGGGTACTGGTACTTCTGCCCAGTGTATTCTTCATCCATCCCATACAGGGACGCTTGGAAGTAGTGTTTCATGGGAGTCAAGTGAGATTGGCACAAGCGTAGTTTCTGACGGTGCAAACCTAACTGGTGGTATCAACACTGGCAATCCATCATCCGTTCAAATTACCGGCGACCTCACTATTTCGGCTTGGGTCAAGTGTGATAGCTCGACACCCTCTTCTAACCAATACATTGTTTCAAAATACGGTACAGGTGCTGGGCAACGAGCCTACGCTATTGCATTGCTAACTTCAGGTTCTGTGCGGTTCACTTATCAATCATCTGGCAATCCATACAACGGTGCCGAAGACGTAGACTCCGCCGCAACATTAACGGCAGGGAATTGGCACTTTGTGGTTGGCACGTTTCAGGCATCGACAGCCGGGAAGATTTACATCGATGGCGAGCTTGACACTTCAAACACTTCAAGCGTGCCTTCCTCTATTTTTAATAGTTCTTCCGATGTGTACATCAGCGGGATTGACGACGGACCTTCGAATTGCTTTGACGGGAATATCCAAAACGTCAAGATTTACAATCGTGCCTTGTCCGCAGCAGAAATAGCCACCCTATACCACCGTCCGTGGGAAGGCAGCAACTACGGGGACATTTGGCCCTACAGTCCTCCAGCCGCTGGGTCCATGACGTTGTCCACCGATACGTCAGCTACCTCAATTATGGCAGACATTGAGGGCTGGTGGGTGATGACTGATGGCAGCGGTACGACACTTACCGACATATCAGGTAACGGTCGAGACGCAACGTTATATGGAACGAACACTTGGGAAAACGAAAAGCTCGGCACTGCTAATAGGTTTGACAATTCGGTAAGCAGGACTTCACATGCAGAAACTGCGAACACGCAGCCTGACCTGACAGGTGGTTATACATTTAGCACTTGGGTCAAGCATGAGGAATTGGCTCAAGGCAGTACCAACAAGTACGGTGCTGGCATCGTTTTGGGGAACTCGTTGGGATCTTCTGATTTTGAAGTTTATTTTCGAGGAAATCACACTGCCCAGCATCCGCAAGTAACCCACAACCGATCAAACGGCGGGACGTACGCAAGCTATTACATCAACAATGTCAATTACACCGATGACAATAATGTTTGGGTAAATTTTGCCGTTACTTACGACGGTTCGATTATTAAAATTTATAGAGACGGAGTTTACCAAGCAGCGTCTTCGAGTGTTGCTGCTCCAGTATCTACAAGCGGTTACAAGATTTACTTAAACGAGTTGCCTGTTGTTGCTGCTAATGGTGGCCTTACCTGCTCAATGCAGAATACTAGGCTTTGGAGTAGGGCGCTCTCCGCTACAGAAATAGCCGTTCTTCACGAACGTCCGTGGGAGGGCATTGAATATGGCGACACCTTCCATCACGATCCTCCTGCCCCGGCGAGCATGCTGCCCCTGACGTCGGATGCCATCAATACTGATCAGGTCGGCTGGTGGCCTTTAACCGAGACAGATGACTACGCGAGTGGTGCGGCTGATATTAGTGGGAGCGGGAATAACGGCACGCAGTCTGGCGGGGTGTTGAGTTCTGCGAGTGTGCTGGGCGGTGTTGCTAGTTTTGATGGGTCCAACGACCAATTCGATATCAGCCACAATTCGTCATACAACGCTGGGACGACGGGAGAACTGACCGTAACGGCATGGGCCAAGTTTGATACTTTTGGCACATATCGAGTGATAGTGTCCAAAGATAATGGATTTAATAGTGGAGCAAGAGAGTGGTTAATTTATGGCGAGCCGTCAGGGAATAGAGTCTCAGCACAACTTTTTGATAGTTCGGGAACCGCCTACGGTGTAGGAACGGGAGTTAATACTATTGACACTGGTGTTTGGTATTTCTTTTCGATTGTGTGGGACGGAGCTGACCTAAAACTGTTTGTGGATGGCTCAGTTGCCAGTACGGTGTCAGCAGCGATTACGCCCAGAACCAGCACAGAAGATGTACAGATTGGCTATAACGGACGTTTTCGTCATGACGGCGATATTTCTAACGTCCGAGTCTGGTCCCGTGCCTTAACAGCAGATGAAATTTGGAGTATCTACGCGAACCCGTGGCTTGGCTCAAACTACAAATTGGCGTCTGGCTCAACGCCACTATACAACTACATATTCAGAACAGAACGTTTTAGGAGGCTAGGATAAGATGAGTACCAGCGGTGCAATATCAGGCAGCAGCTTCTCTTTTTCATACGCTCTTGTTAAAGCCTCTTCGCCAACCGAGTTCTTCACAGGGACATTCACGGCAGGCGATGTAAAGGTGGTGAAGCGTACTGGGACGACAACAGCGGCGTCGGTTAACATTACAACGCTTCCCACGCATAAGTACGAAGGGGTCTTTCAGTTTGACCTGAGTGCTTCAGAGATGACTGCCGATGAAATTGTAGTTGTCGTAAATAGTTCGGCAGATGTCGTAGACGAGGCAATTAGTATAACCACGGAAACCAGCGGCGTTAACGTTCAAGAGGTGGCAGCGTCAAGCGTATCTGGCGTTGCTGATTTTAAGGCAACGGGTTTTAGTACGTTTGATGCCTCAACTGACACAGTTACAACCGACGCTGCTTCCCGCACTGCATCTCAAGCGGATGTGTCAAGTCTTGCGACCGCCAGTGCTTTGACAACAGTAGACACCGAAGTGGGGCAAATCAAGGCAAAGACAGACCAGCTAACATTTACCGTTGCCAATCAGGTCGATGCAAATTCTTTGACGGGTGGCAGTGATGCGACGGCGGCAAACCAATCAACGATCATCAACCATTTGACTGATGTGAAGGGTGCAGGATGGGTCAGTGCAGACAATCTCGCGGAGATCGCGGAAGACGTGACTGGCTTAAACGGTGCTGCCATGCGTGGAACAGATGGTGCGAATACTTCAACGCCGCCTACGGCAGCGGATATCTATTCTGAGTTCACGTCTGGGTCGAATGAGGATGCGTTTAAAGCTGATGTGTCTGGGCTTGCAACAGCAAGTGCATTGTCAACCGTAGACGGCAAGATTGATACACTCGACACTGTTGCTGATTCCATACTTGCCGACACTGGCACAGATGGCGTTGTACTGTCTACCGCAACCCTGGAGTCCATTGCAGACACTATACTCAAGCGCGACGTAGACAACGTTGAGGCTACAGCAAACGAGCATACGCTGGCCACAATTATCTTGTGCCTACTAGAGAGTAGTCGATCATCCACAACCTGGACGATTAAACGATCAGACGGCGTAACAACTCACGCTACCAAAACATTGACCCTGGACAGTACAGCGGACCCAGTGATCGGAGTTGATTGATGTGGGTATTTGAATGGCCACTAGGGTGGTTTAAGAAGGCAACTGCAATCGACATCAGTGGGACACCCACAACGATTCTGAGCGTGACAAAGCATAAAGAACAGATAACTAAAACAAAACTAAAGACTCCAATCTCGGAGACTAAGTATGGGAACTGAGTACGCTCATGTCTTCTTGCCGATAGCATCGACAGAAGTTGTGACACATAACCTGAAACCCCGCCTGGCTTCTGGTGAATCATTGACAGGTACTCCAGTGGTGACAGACGTAACCGATGCTGGTTCCGCAACTGGAGAACTTACGATTGCAGGCACGACGCTCAATGCTGTAGCCGATACGGTCAATGGCTTTGGTATCAACCAGGCAATCAAGTTTAGAATTAGCACATCGTCAACAACGTCTGACAGTTACCTGCTCAAGTTGTCCTGCGAAAAGGATACGAGCGATGGCCAGACACTAGTTGATTACCTTTTCGTCCACTTTGATTATCCTTGCCAATGATTAACAGCGGAAAGACAATTCGAGAAGGTCAGCGTGACCGAATGCGTGAGATACGTGCTCGGCAAGCGGACATTGGTGATATCCCAGAATGCGAGAACTGGGAACGTCGCCAGTCATGCAAGGACGATCTGCGTAAGTTCTGCGAAACCTACCGATCTGATGTGTTTACATTTGATTGGTCAGAAGACCATTTGAAGGTACTCCAGATCACCGAGGACGTTACCTTACGGGGTGGACTGTATGCAGTAGCAATGCCTCGAGGCAATGGCAAAACGACCATCTCAATTACTGCTGCTATGTGGGCTTTGCTCTATGGCCATCGACAGTTTGTCTGTTTGGTTGGGGCTACCGCAGGCAAGGCAGAAGACCTACTTAAATCAATCAAGACTGAACTACGATTCAACCCACAACTCAATGAGGACTTTCCTGAAGTCTGCTACCCGATCACTCAATTAGAAGGTCGCGCGACCAGGGCTAACGGTCAGACGACAAATGGTGTACCCACCAACATGCAATGGCTAGCCGACAAGCTAGTGTTCCCATCAATTGAAGGATCGAAGTCCTCGGGATCAATCATCTCGGTTGCAGGCATTACTGGAGACATTCGCGGTCAACAGCATACGTTGCCTGAAGGCGGCATTATCCGACCTGACATGTGCATCGTAGACGACCCACAGACGCGCGAGAGTGCTTCCTCGCCATCACAGACAGAAACTAGGCTACGGATCATACAGGGCGACATATTGGGCCTGAGCGGACCTGGAAAGAAGATTAGCTGCATACTGCCCTGTACCATTGTTAAGAAATACGATCTTGCCGATAGACTGCTCAAGAGAGAAGAGTTCCTTGATTGGAAAGCTACCAAGACACAGATGATGTACGGCAAGCCCGAACATCCTGAAATGTGGGAGAAGTACCGGGAATTGCGAGATGAGGCATTGCGGAATGATCTGGATTCGGAGTTGTACAGCAACTTCTATCTGGAGAACCGTGACGCCATGGATGAGGGCCTGACAGCGGGCTGGAAACAACGCTACACCGATGATGAGCATTCGGCCATACAACACGCAATGAACCTTCAGTTTCGCGACTGGGAGGCTTATCAGGCAGAATACCAGAACGAGCCTAGCGAGAATGATGACTCGGAGAGTTTGAAGGCAGAGTTTCTGATAGACAACATGCACCACTGTGAACCTGGCCTGGTTCCCCTTGATGTGCAGAAGGTTGTTGCCTTTGCAGACGTTCAGAAAGAATGTTTGTATTGGATGGTTGTAGGTTTCACCGACAACTTTACCGGCTATATTATTGACTATGGGCAATGGCCAGAGCAGAAGGATAAGAACATTACGCTGCGTAACCTACGCACCACATTGTCCAAGCTATACCCAGACACAACACTGGAGCACCGACTGCGAGAAGCACTGACAGGGCTTAGTCAGAGCATTTTGGATGTCAACTTTAAGAGAGAAGACAACGTCGAACTCGCAGTATCCAGGTTAATGATTGACGCCAACTGGGGACAAACACGGGATGTTGTTTACAACTGGTGCAGAACTAGCAAATGGAAAGCCTACGTGATGCCAAGTCACGGTCGCGGTATTGGTGCTAGTAGTCAACCACTGAATCATGGAAAGAGTAAAAAGGGTGGTGTAAAGATCGGATCTCACTGGAGAGTCGAAACGTCTAAGGAAATGCCGATTAGGTATTGTTTGTACGATGCAAACCTTTGGAAGAGTTACACGGCGGCTCGTCTAAAATGCCCAGCAGGGACAGAGGGCAGTATCTCAATACCCAAACAGAATCCAAGAGAACACAAGGCACTCGTCGATAACCTCATAGCAGAATACCCTGTTCGGGTTGAGGGGCGAGGCAGAACGGTTGAGGAATGGAAACTCAAACCTGGTCAAGACAATCACTGGTGGGACTGCGTTGTCGGATGTTGTGTCGTTGCCAACATGGAGGGAGTAAAGATGCGAGGGGAGAAGAAAGTCAAACAACAGGAACAGAAGGCACCTCGCTCGCCTAAGAAAGCGGTTCTTTTATAAGGGGTACTCCAGTGACTTGTCACAATGCAGATAAACAACGAGAGATTGCGTTTTGTCAGCAGATGATTGACACCCTGCGAGAACGGCTTTTAGAGTCGGCAGGTATGCAGTCGATGAGTGTTGATGGTTTGAGCGTAACCTACGCAACAGGCAGTGCATCAGTCCGCAAGGAACTGCGGTACTACGAGAAGCGTTTGCAGCAACTGCAAGGTTCGAGCTACTACAAGTCCATTGATCTCGGTAAAGGTCTGTAATGTTTAACGCAATCACCAAAGCTGCAAAGACGCTATTCAGTTACGATGTTACTGGATATGACGCGATTAATCCCAAGGCCAAGAGACGCAACTCTGGTTACGAGGTCAAGAGTTCTGACGTTTTGATGGACGATCAAGATCGTCGCAAGATGATGGAGTCTGGGCGTGACCTATGGCGTAACTTCTCTGCTGCTAGTTGGGCAATACGCAAACACCTTGATTACGTTGCCTCATTCAACTTCCATCCTAAGACGGGCGATGCCAGGCTTGATGCTGATCTAGAAGCGTTGATGGAAATGTGGTCACGATGCGGTAACTGTGAAGTGATGGGCAAACACTCATTCCGGCAGTTCGTCAGGTTGATCGAAACTAGGCGAGTTATTGACGGTGATGTGTTCATTATCAAGCTACAGGATGGCCGTCTGCAAGGGCTTGAGGCAGATCGTATCCGAAACCCCTATGCTCCAATCATGGATTTGGGTAACGGTCTGAGGAAGGTACACGGCATTACGATCAATGCTAGTGCTCAACCACTTGCCTACTCATTGTGGAACAAGACGCCGCAATACCACTACAACTATGACCGCGAACTGCGTGCTGAGAACATTTACCACTGTGGGTACTTCGATAGCTTTGATCAGATCCGAGGTGTCAGTCCCCTGGCTTCGGCCATTGCACCATTCCATGACATCTTGGAAGTGACTGAGTATGCTCGCCTGAAAGCTAAGGTATCTCAGTTGTTTGCACTGACGATTAGCCGAGACTCACCTGACTTTGCCGAGGACTACGATGCACCAGGTTACGACCTGAAGAACTTTGGTAAGGGTCCAATCATGTTGGATCTTGATCCTGGCGACAAGGCAGAGTTTCTAGAATCTAAAACCCCGTCCACTGAGTTTCAGGACTTCATGAAGATGAGTCTTGACGTTGCACTAAAGGCGCTGGACCTAGACTGGAGCATGTTCGATTCGTCTCATACGAATTACTCGGGCAGTCGGATTGCCCTACTTCAGTACCGAAAGTCTTGTGTCGCTAAACAGGAAGGGCTGAAGGATTTGCTTTACAACATCACAAGCTGGAAAATCCAGCAATGGATCTCAACTGGAGTACTACGCCTACCTCGCGGATGGCGAATGCCGCGCGTCAAGTATGAGTGGATTCCCGATGGCATACCTTGGTTTGACCCTAGCAAAGAACTGCGTGCTGACATTGACGCAATCAATGCTGGACTAAAGACACATGCCGAGATCCGTCGTGAAAGATACGGTGATGACTGGTATCAAGTTGCGGAAGCACTGGCCAAAGAACAACAGTTTAAAGAAGAGATTGGTTTGAACGGTGCAGCAGTAACACCACAACAACAAAGTGCTCCAGTAGTGGAGGACGAAGAGGATGCCTGAGAACGAAGGCTACAAACCAACTGACGCGATGGCCAATGCTGCTAGGCGTGGACTGGAACTACGCAAAGAGAACGGCGGCAAAGGTGGTACGGCAGTGGGCGTTGCTAGAGCACGAGACATCGCCAATAAGAAGAATCTAAGTCTATCTACAGTTAAACGCATGAACTCGTTTTTCTCGCGTCACAAGGGCAATGAGAAGGCTTCACCGGGACAGGACCGCAGTAAAGACAAAGGCTACATTGCTTTTCTCTTGTGGGGTGGTGCTCCAGGTAGGTCATGGGCAAAGCGAATCGTTGAACGAGCAAACAAGTCGGAGAATAGCATGAGCAATAAAATGGAAAAGGTATTTTGCCTGGAGTCGATTGATATCTCGGTCGGGGAAATTGATCGTGAAAAGGGTGTCATTTACGGTGCCAAGGTCATCGAAGAAGGACCGCTTAATGACGACCGGCCATACGAGGTGGACGATGTAACTCTTGAACAGGTTGTGGACTACGGTAACAAACCTAACAAGGGTGTCAAAGTTCGTCTCACTCACCCTGATGGCGATTCGATGGGCCTGCACTTGGGGCGAGCAAAGGACTTTCGTTTGGATGGTCCGATGGTAAGGACTGACGTTCATTTTGCTAGTGCAGCAGCGATCTCGCCGAAAGGTGATATTGCAAACTACGTCATGACCCTTGCCGAGGAAGATTCGGAAAGTCTGGGGATGAGTGTTGCTACCATCCTTGATAAACCTGCGATGATTGAAATGTCAGATGATGACGGTGTCGCACCACTACGTTTCTCGCATCTTTATGCGGTTGATGTAGTTTCGGAACCTGCCGCCACTAGAGGTGGCTTATTCTCTAAATCAGATGAGGAGTCTGAGATGAGTAAAGAGCAAACCGCTGTTGAGGCGGTAGAAGAAGTGGTCGAGTTGGCTGAAGAAAAGGTTGATGACCAAGTGGTTGTCGAAACCCTTGAGAAGTCTGCTGACCATGCCGAATACGTTGAGGTTTTTGGCAATCAAGGTGCTATGTGGTTCCTTGAAGGTAAGAGCCTGAACGAATGTTATCGTGAAGCACTGTCTGTTGCTCAAGAGAAGATTGCAGAACTGGAAAGCCAGGTTGAAACGCTGACCCTTGAAGAAGAGCAAAGTGCTCCAGTTTCAGGTGAAGAGCAACCTGCCGAACCTTCTGTGGAATTGTCAGAAGAGCAGATCCGCGCTCATGAGCAACAACTGCGAGAACGAGAAGACATGAAGCGAGGTATTACCCCTGACATGGCCCGTGCCGCTTCCGCCCTCGCTTCTATTAAGTAACTAATAATCTCTAAGGAGAATTGAAATGGCTGATGCCAACTTAAGAACTTCCGATGTCCTGACGTTCAACAACGTCGATATGGACGCAATGCTTTCCGAAGTATTGGACTCCGCTCCCTTCCTTGCTGCTCTTCCTGCGAAGACTGCAACGAGTGACTTGTTCAAGTACACGAACAAGACCGCCAACCCTTCGGTCGGATTTAGGGCTACCAATGCGGGTATCGAAGGAACTCGGGGAACATACGAACAAATCGTTGTGACCCTGAAGTATCTCGATGCTTCGTTCTGGGTTGACGTTGCTGTTGCCGACACTGACCAACGGGGGGCGGATCACGCCATCTTGGTTGAAGCGGTTGGCCACTTGCGTCAAGCGATGCGAGAAGTTGAAGAGCAAATCCTGCGAGGCACCAACAACATCGGTGCTGGCTTTGATGGGTTTGAAGACCTTGCCAACTTGAATGCTCTGGCCGATACCATGGTCATTGACGGTGGTGGATCGGGTTCAGATGTTTCTAGCGTCTACCTGCTTCACGCTGGAGAGCAAGGTGTTGAAATTGTTTGGGGTCGCGGTGGTGAATTCACCGTTGGTCCTCGACAGATTGTTGATCGTCCCGATGGAACGAACCAGCAGTCCTACAAGGCTTACTCTCACATGATCGGCGGCTACTGCGGACTCAAGCGAGGTCATGACCTTTCTGTTTGCCGTATCGCCAACCTGGAGGATGCCTCAAGCAACAGCCTGACTGACGATCTTATTGCACAAGCAATGGCACTGTTCCCTGTGGATCAGAAGCCAAACATGATCGTTGCCGGTCGAGCACAACAGCATCGTCTCCAGCAAAGCCGGACTGCCACGAACCCAACTGGTGCTCCAGCCCCGTTCCCTGCCACGGCATTCAACACGGAAATTATCACCGTGGAAAGTCTGGCACAAAATGAAACTGCAATTACCTAATAGGTGATTTATGAACGCCTTTGACTCGGCTAGTAGGGCCTTGTTTAAAACTCTTAGTCAAGCCGCAGGCGTCAATGTCTCGTACAAACGCTCGGGGGGAAATACCCTTTCCCTTCGGGCTGTACGGGGCCAAACCCAGTTTAATCAGACTTCTGCGATTGACGGTGAGACTTTATTTATGGAATCGAACGATTTCATATTCCTCGCCTCGGACATGAGAGATGGAAGTAGCACGTTTCTACCTGCAAGGGGAGATACAATTACCGATGACGGAGTGACCTATGTTGTTCTGTCTGAAGGTGGTGACGCTATGTTCAAGTTCACAGATCAAAGCAAGAAGACAATTAGGGTTCACTGTAAAGGTGTTGGTTGATGCAGTACGTGAAAGAACTTCAAAATGAGTTGGTCAATGCGATCAAGGTTGGTAGCTATACCAAGCACCCCTCTGAAGTTTTCAGGGATTTCATCCCTCAACACGAAGGTGACAACCAACCATTTGTCTGTGTAGTAAATCCTGCCTCAGTAGAAGACTCCAAGGTGGCACGTTGTAGTTCATGGATGAAGTCTGTTGAATTGCGAGTGCTCGTCAGGGACTTCGTTCCTGTGAGAGGCGATCTGGACGTTGCTGATGGTCAAGAGGCTGAAGTCGATGTTCTGTTGACGGTATGCCAAGAGATCAAAGACCACATCAGAGCAAATTACTATCAGTTGTCTGCTGGCGGGATTTCTTTTGTTCTAGACGACATCGTTCATGATCCGCTATACGATTACTCGCTTTTGTTGGAGAGCAGTACGTTTATCTCCAGCCTTAGCTTCACCTATAAAGGAATGGTTTAATGGCAGCTATTTTGGCTGAAGATGCCAAGCTCTATCGCAATACGGGGACATTTGCTTCCCCGACATGGACTGAAATCTGCAACGTAATGGACCTGACTCTCTCATTGGAGCAAAGTGAAGTAGAAGTTACTCGACGCTGCTCTGGAGGATTTAGGGACTACCTCAACGGTTTGATCGATGCAGGCGTAGAGTTCAAGATGCTCTACGATAACGACGATGCAGCGTTCACTGCTTTCCAGGATGCCTTCTTCAACAAGACCAATGTTGAACTTGCAGTCATGGATGGTGACATCACAACGAGTGGCAACGAAGGTTTGCGAGCAGTCATGATGGTTCGTTCCTTTACTCGGAATGAGTCACTTGGCGAAGCACTTAATGTCGATGTATCTTTAAGGCCAGTGGTAAATACTGCAAACTCAGGTGCTCACGCACCTCCAACCTGGTATGAGGTTCCGTAGTGGCAAAGTTTAAGGATGGCAAGGGCAGAGAATGGTTTTTGAAGATGGACTACTATCTTGCGACAAAGATAGAAGATGAGTTGGATATTCCAATTCTGTCTAATCTAAACGAAGTCAGTTTCTCACCAAGACATTGCGTCGAAATGGTTTGGACACTCATTGAAGAGCGTGCGGAGAAGCTCGGAGTTGATCCAGAGGATTTCGGCAAGAATGTTGCTGGTGAGCAAATGGAAGATCTCTGCGATGCCCTCCTCGAGGCAATAGCTTTTTTCTACGAGGGCCTGTCTCCGCAACAGGCCCAAATTCTACGGATGATGCAGAAGGTTCGGAAGAGCCTGAGCGGAATGATGGAGGAGCATCTAGAATTAATCTCAGACGAACGTTGCTTAACCTTGCTGGCTTCTGCGGCGTCGAGCCTTGGCGATTCACAGCTTGGGAAATTGGAGAACTTTGTAGATCAAGACTCCCATCAGATGATGGATTTAATGTTAGAGGCGTTCAAGGGAGTGGCAAACAAAAAGTCAGACTCGATAGAAACAACCTCTCAATCCTGAAGGGGGCTTTCAGTGTCAAGGAAAAGGTTGACGGGTAGAGACAAGAAGAACTTCATTAAGGCCAAGATCTGGTGGGCAACCGGTGACGTTGGAATGGCTTTGATGGAGTCTGTTAACGAAGCCAATCGCCTGTTCGCTATTGACATTAGGGAGAAGTCTAGGAACTACATTAAAGGGAAGAGACCAGACAGCAAACCATTCCCTCAAGATGTCTTAGCAAAAAGCACTGGTCAATTCAGAAAGAACTCTGTAGCAAGACCAGGTGACAAGGCAGCTAAGTTTTATCGCCGCGCATCACTTAACGTTATTGAGATGGATCGAGTACGTGGCAAGCAAGGTCAGGTTCTTAAGAATGCAATCGTCCGTTTTAAAAACTCCAGTGGCACGAAGAACTATAGAGTTCCGACATGGATTGTCGGACCTGTAAATGGTGGGCTAGGACCGACTCCAAGAAACAAGATTGGTTCAATGACCGTTGCCAAAAAACAAGAGAAGGGCGGTAGCCAACTACGAAAATGGAGAAAGGTTCCGGCTATTAAGCAGCGTGGCAAAAGAAACGCATACTGGGACGGAGAATGGAGAACGGAGTTCTGGGACATCAAGAAAACTCCTAGAGCAGACAAGCCGGAAACCAAGAGACTTCGTTACTTAATGTTGGCCCAGAAGGGCTGGATACCCTGGCAAAAAACCGATACCGGAGCAAGGGACTGGACTGCTTATCACAACATTCCGTGGCAGAAGGGTCTCTTTAAACAGGGCAAGAAGTCATTCATGGTCAGGGGCCTCAAGAAGGCATCTACTAGAGCTAGGAAGAAGTTGCAAGCTGCAAAACAATACTTCCCCAAGTATGCAAGAAAGTTTGTCAAATTGACAAGCGGAAAAGGAATCAACATATGAGTGCAGCCAACAACATCATAGCTGGACAGGCTATGATCCTAGCTGAGATTAAAGGAATCAACAAAGCGGTTGCTGATCTTGGTCGCCTAGACAAGAGTATGCGCAAGACCGCTAAAAACACTTCTGTCATGGCGAAAGCTACAAAGATGGCCAGAGGAGCACTGGCCGCACTGGTAGCTATTAATATCATTCAACGGAATATCAATAAGTTTGCAGGGGCATTGATGTCTACCGTTGATGCTATGGATCAACTAGACAAGGCATCTAAGCGATTAGGCTTGACCGTCCAAGAGTTTCAGCAATTGTCGATTGCAACCAAGATGGCAGGTGTCGAGTTCGAGCAATTGCAAACCGGCTTTGCCTCAATGCAACGCAACATCGGTATGCTTGCCATGGGTACTGGTGAAGCAAAAGAAGCATTCCGTCAACTTGGCCTGTCCGTTCGTGACCTCGAAGGTAAAACAGGACTCCAGCAAATTGGCATAATTGCAGATGAACTAAACAAATTCTCTGAGCCCGCAGAAAAAGGTGCATTGGCGATGAAAATCTTTGGTGAAGGTGGCATGCGATTGCTGCCATTCCTTAACCAGGGATCGGAGGGAATCCAGCAACTTACACGGAATGTATCCATCCTCACTGGAGAACTTAGCGAGGGTGCCGTATCTGGACTGGTCGAAGTTAAAGATCTTCTGGCATTACTTGGAGAGACGGGGAATATAGCACAAGCAGAATTCTTTGCTCAGTTTACGGACATTATAAGGGTATTCACCCTAGCCATGATTGCGGCTGCACATGCTCTTAAAGAAATGGATTTTGAGAAAATGTTCGCGGGACTGATTGACGCAAACATGGGTATTGATGAAATGACCGTGCTTACAGGAGCCTTGACCGTTGGAGTACTTGCATTTGCAGCAGGTCTGCGAGTTGCAGCCGGTGGTGTTGCGGCTTTTACATTGGCTGCTGGTACTGCCTCAACAGTTGCTGGTGGCCTTCTTAAGGTAATTGGTGAATTGATAAAGGCGATTAGCTTTGGTGCTCTTGGCAATGACATTTCAATGTTTGCAGATTCTTTGATGGATTTTTCTGCAGCATTGACATCAGGCAGTTGGTCAGTTTTAAGCAGCACCGTTTCCGACACCGGAGCAATCATTGGTGAAATTAAAGATTCAACTGGAGGCATTGTTTCGAACTCAGCAAAAGTATGGAGCGCTTGGAGCAATACAAAAACTGAAATTGAGCGTGCCAGAGAAGAATCTAAAAGGCTAGAGGAAAACACGGGTGGTGTTGAAAACAACGTCAAAAAGATTAAGCAACATTTAGAAAGTTTTCGGGGTCAAGCGATTCAGTTCGATGGATTTGCTTCTGAGCAAAAGTTTGAAGAAAACAGGCGTGCCGCACAGATGGCAAGAACCCTTGATCGTATTGAAAGAAACACGAGAGATCAAATTCAAATCGAGACGTACTAATGCCAATAACAAATCTAGGTCGGACTCACCAGAGTTCTATCTCTGTTAGTCTTGAAGGTACTCCACCAAGAAGAGTTCAGAACTACACTCAAACATGGTTAGTCAAACTTGATGACCCATGCACCGAAGAGGGGTATGTCGGTACTGCACCGGGCTTGCCCTACGTTGGTCAAAGAGAGGTATCTGGCAATATAACGTGGATTTGCGAAAGTCGAGAGTTTGCTGAGTCCTCCAGTGCCGAAGGTTTGTACACGGTAACTGTGGGATGGACGACTGATATCAAGAAGTTTAAGAGTTCTAGTAGCTCTGGTAAGAGTAGACCTCAGGGTAGTAGGGGGGAACCACCTGAGCCACCAGATCCACTGCTTCCAATACGGGACCAAGATGATCCTGAATATGAACACCTACCCGATGAACCGGAAGGTAAAGAAGATGACGGTGATAAAGCACCATGGTTAAAGGCCGCTGAATGGCAAGTGCAAACAACTACCGAGGCCGTCAGTCCTGGGATCGCTTGGTATTGTGGATTTACTGGAGGCTTTAATCAATATTTTGCAAATGACTGGAGTGCTGTAACAACAAACACCGGCACCGCCGTCATGAACGCTTTGAATACATCTGGAAAACTAAAGATTGGCCCTAGAGGTTACCCCGTTGGAGGACACCCATTTCAGGTTTCAAACGGTCAATTGATAACCAATTACAAACGCGACATGCCCAAGCTGCAATACTCATGCACAAAAGCAGTGTTGCCTGGTTCTTTGAATTCAATGACTTGGACTAATTACGTTGGTGGAATGAACGAACGAGAATTGAAAATGCCAATTTTAAATTTTAAGTACAATCCTTTACAGGTAAGGTACAGCGACCTTTCAGTATCGGAGAAATACTGGCAAGACCAGCAGTACTTTGAGTTGAGTATTCAGTTCGACACAACGTTCAAGGTCGGTGGCTTTAGGGCTGGTTTCTACGATGAGGGCGATTGGTATTATCCTGGTGGTTACAACGGCAACTCTAATCAAGAAGTTCTCTACGATGATGCTGATCAACCACAGAGGGTTCCACTTGACGGAGAAGGAAACTACCTTCCAAAGGTGTATCCCGGTGTTTTGCATTGGTATATCTTTGAGCCTCCATACTTTATGGATAACCATATTGCCGCCTTGGGTCGTCTAGGTATTGAGGAATAAAAATGCCTAAAGCATACGGATTCAGCGATGCTAAAACCGCCAAAGCGTTAGCTGCAATGGTTGGTGGAGATGAATATACACCGACAAATCGAAAGCCAACTGCGGTCTACTTTTATCCGTGCGAAATAAAAGAAGTAATATCAGCATGGAATGGAGCATCATTCCCCAACAAAGGCAAGGCACAAAGGGTAAACCTGAACACTACGGGTTGGTCAAATGTTAGCAGCATTACTGGAAATACACTGCCAGAGATAACCGTCCACAATCTAATGAAGATTGACCTAGAAATAGGTATGGAGGTAATTGCTAATTTCCAAGGTGGTAAATGGTGTATAGGTCAGGGAATCAATGAGGTTAGATCGCTCATTAGGTTTACCCTCAACTCTGCCTTGACGACATCCGACGCATCACAGACCGCAACCATTACCAATCAGTATGGTCCTGGCGTAGACAACACAACAGCTTCTGGTGGCATTACAGTGCATAACTTGGAAACGTCATCTGCTGGTACTTTCGTGTTTGAGGGCAACAGCGGTGACGCTGGACTGGCCATGTGGGACGAGACAACCAACTACCGAATCATTCAGATCGAATGCCCTGACACTACTGGCGGTGGAGATGATGGTGGTGACGGTGACGGTGGAGGTGACGGCGGTGGTGGAAGTGGTGGAGGAGGTTCTCCAGGTGGTGGAGGAACTCCGTAATGGGTTGGTATCCATGTTGTTGTGGTGGTGCTGACTGTTCTTTCTGTGATTGCTTTCCTTGTGGAATAACAGTTCAGTTAGACGGCGTGCCCCCCTTTAAGTGCTCCAGTTCTTCGCTAATACCGCATGACCTGTTTACAGGTTTGCAGGTTCCTATCAGCATTAGCCAGAACACTACAGGATCTTGTAAGGGTAACAAGGTAATTGTCATTCAGGATGGTGTAGCAATCTCTATACCTCCAAGCCCCACTCCAGTTGCGCCTCCCTACTCTTGTGATCCATGCTCCACAAGTAATACAACGATTGTCGAAATTGACGTAACGATTTACCCACAGGCAAACTGCCAGGTTCCATGCACTGATAACGACTTTGGCAATAATGGCATCTGCCAGATGTGCGGTTGGCAGTACGCTGTTCGGATTAAGGTGTCCCCACTGGTTGCAGGTAACGCCTCGCAAACTTACGAAGAGTGGTTTGCAGTAGCTGAACAAGAGATTGACAGCGAGCGATGCGATCTAGGGATAGATGAAGCCAATAGCAGTGGAACGAGACTTTGCTTTAATGACCCTGCAACGACTTACAAGTTTCAGCATTTGAATCAAGTATTGTGCGACGACGGTAATGTCATCTTGGATTTTTCAGATATCCGAATGACGCTAGAACCAGTAACCAAATACAGAAATAGTCTTGGTGTAGACTGCGGAGGAGAGGCTGGATGTGCGTGCTGGTGGCAGTTTAACCCTGTTAGCCCAACCACATCTCCCTGCACTCCAACGACAGATCCAACGTTTGTAAACTGCATTGAGGCAACGTTTAGCAGTGGCTGGCACAATACCGACTACGATCCAACGACGGGCGCAGTACCAGACCCGACCCCTACCGCTGGGTATCCTGGGTTGCCATGCAGTAACATGGATTCGTTTATTCTGCAAGCAACAGATGACACATCGGGAGATTTTGTTCCATGTTGGTGGGCCAAGTCATTCTTTTTGCAGTCAACAGACCCTGCGTTTGGTGGCGTTTCAGTTAGATACCAATTAAATGTTCTTGAAGCAACATCACCCGTGTTTAGGTTTTTGAGAAGAAGCTCAAACTGCCCTGATTGCTGGGATACCAAAGGATACTCATGCTCCTGTCCCGACATATGGCAAGTGTTTGACGGAGTAGGCTATCCGTTTACCGATAGCAAGTTCTTCTTGGCGGCTGACTTCTTGTTTGATGGGTTTGTTATTGCTACTTATGAATGGATGAGCCAGAACAGTTTTCCAATTGGTCAGATATGGACTTCCGGTGCAGTTTCATCAAACCCACTTAAACCATTAAGTGCATCGGCTGGCTATCATTCAGGACCAGTGTCTGGTTGGAGTTGCGGGAACTTAACATACGGCAGTGCTCAATGCACGTTTACCGATCCTGCAACAATGTCCTTTCCAACGACAAGAGCGGAAGAGTTTCACTGTCGAGTGAAGCACAATATATCTGACGTAACCATTACTCCAACAACATGCCCACCATAGGATTGATATGGGGAACGAAGCATACATCGAAGAGATGAGACGCAAGCATCTCAAACCAGACGCAGAACAAGTTGCTAGGCTGCAAGCTCAGTTTCGAAATCAGACAGAGCAAATGGCTGAGAATGCAGACATTAAACAAGATGGCCAGAGGTTGGTCGATGAACTCGGTAACGCAGGTGTTACCCTCGACTCAGACTTGAACAAGATTGAAGGTCTAGGTGACTTGATTCATGCAACGTTAAACAAGATCGGGATTACGGAAGAGCGATTCAAACAAGTGCTCCAGTTGAAAGAGTGCAACTGCAACGCACGTAGGAAGTTCCTCAACAAGCTAATACCATTCAGCAAAGGATAGAGCAATGGCGAATGAAGTATCTGTGTCAGTCAGTCTCCAGGTCAACAACGGTAACATGTCCTTTGTCAAACGGGACAGCTATACGGCAGATCAATCAGCCGCTGGAGGACCATCCAACGGTGTACAAGAGATCGGCACTAGCTACGAGTCAATCAGCATTACCGATATTACCAATAAGGGCTTTGTCTACTTCGGCAACCTAGATACCGCCAACTATGTTGAGATTGGTGTTGAGGTTTCGTCTACATTCTACCCATTGATCAAGCTGGGTGCTGGAGAATCCGCAACAATGCGCCTGAGCCCCGCAGTAACCGTCTACGGGCGTGCAAACACGGCAGCAGTCAAAGTAGAGACGTACTGCTTTGAAGCGTAAGACGGCCCTCTAAGAGCCTACAAACGGACCTCTATAGACCCCCTTAAATAGGGGGTTTTTTAATTGCCTATACCCCCCAGAATAGCTATCTAACTTTGTACAAAAGAGCTAT